CAAATGCATTATTTAGGTGATTATACACGTCTAATGTTACATCACTTTTAGCATGCCCCATTATATATTGTGCCGCTTTAATGTTCACACCGGACCTTGCCATATTAGTGCATCCAGTATGTCTCATAACATGAGAAGAGAATTGATGAATAAGAACTGGCTCTCTATTCTCTTTTGATGACTTTTTCAGCTCATACTCGTTATAATACTTAACTACATTATATAAAGCATTGTTCACACCATTTGGCATCATAGGTCGTCCATGCTTTGTTACAAATATAAAATCTGTATAGCCATCTATCGTAACGGAGCATATTTTTCCTAGTTGGAAATTCTGCAACTTTATTGCTCTAAATGCATCACAAGCGGCGTCTGTTAATGGTATTGTTCGCTTACCAGCATCCGTTTTTGTCTTTTTGATGCGAAATTTACAACCTTCACCATCTTGGTAGTTACGATATGTCAACTGATGAGTTACGTGTAGCTCTTTATTCTTCAAATCTACATCATTATATGTAAGACCTATTAATTCGCCGCAACGAAGCGATGTTTCCAACATAATTGTTATCATTGGAATATGCTTACTAAACATTTTGCTTTGCTGCATGAACTCTAATAACTGCTTTTGCTGAATTGGGGATATTGCTGTTTTGAATTTAGTCTTCTTGCCGTAGTCGCCAATTGTAATGCTTCGTGCCGGATTCTTACGAATATAGTCATCATCCACTGCCAACTCTAATAATGGATTTAATAAGTTATGAATTGACTGCAATGTACTGCAAGCATATTCTTCTTTGTCCATCTTAGCGTATAGCATTTTAATGGTTGATGTTCTCACATCTGTAATTCTTAATTGACCAATCGTGTCACGAATATGTGCATTCCATAATGAGATATAGTTTGCTTTTGTGCCATCATCAAGAACTTTAGTATACAAATATACCTCCCATAAAGAATTTAATGTAACATCTTTAACTGATGGACCTGTTAAAATATGATCGTCAATATCAGCGTTCACTTCTTTTTCTTTACGTCTAAGCTCTTTTAAATCCTTAGAATACACAGCCTCGCGATTGCCAGTTTGTGCATTTATGTATCTGTATGCATATATACCATCAGTTCTTTGACTCTCTCCAGTATTTAATTTTCTACCCTTTGAATCTTTTCTACTTGCCACGATCTTTCCTCCATAAGTCGTTGTGCAAGCTAATTAGAATAATTCAACACGTTTCGTTGTGTTCATTATAACAAATATCACTCTAAATAGCTATTCCGCAATACTATCCAAATATTTTTGAATTTTATTGACTGAATACAGCACTCTGCGACCTATGTAGATTCTGGCTTCGGCTTGCTCTCCTATTTTGCGGGCAGTTGCATGACCACACGATAGCATAGAAGATAGCTTATCTATGTCCACAGTTATAACATTAGGGGTCAGTTTGTTGTTTGTCTTGTTCATTTTGATTCCTCCATATACTATTTTGAAGAAATCGTAATGTTGAGGTCTGACCCCTGTGTATGCTACTTTCTGTTCATATTTGATTCAATTGATGCTACTCGGGTGTTGAGGTCATCAATCTGTTCGCCATGTTTATTTATTCTGTTGTTCTGCTCCTGATTATCTCTAGTCAGAGTATCAATAGCATCATTGAGCTTTTGAATAACAACCCGCAAATCGTTAATAGGCTGAACAAATGTCATTACAACTCCCACAAAAGCTCCTAATGCAACTATTGAAGTAATCAGGTAGCCTATGAATTGCATTGTATCCATTATTATTCCTCGTCGTTATTCTCTACGAAATTCTTAAATGTCTGATGCATACCAGTAGAAGCTAATCCCATTAGAGCACCCAATATGAAGTTCTGAAATGAAAGTCCAGTAACAATCAGGTTTGAAATGCCACCTACTAATGCAAGAATAGCTGGGATGTCATCGTTTGGTATGAACTTGAATAATGATGCGTGCTTAAATATGTATCCCAAGATAAGACACGCAATCACTACTACTGGTACAAAATACGAAGTTAATGCATTAAAATCCATATTTTACGCCTCCTCTGTTGCAGATACTCCTGCTGATACCTTATCAAATATAGCGTTGGCATATACCTCAAACTTATCATAATCAGCATCCGCTGCAGTTTTGTTGTCGATATATGTCTTACGATTAGGACAACTCTTATACATGTTGATTCTTCCATCAAACTCGAGACGAGCCTCGAAAGTGAGAATATCCTGCTGTGTTACAGGGTCTTTTGAAGCGCCCTGAATTGAAAGTGTAGTTGTTGTGTTTAACATTGTTTTAATCCCCCTTAATGTTATCTTCTGTCATGAACTCGAGAGCTGTATAAATCATAGGTGTACACCGCTCTGGGAAATCTTCCTCTGAGATTGTGTTAATCTCTACCGATACATCTACATTTGAAAGCTCTAAATATTCTTTATAGAACTCATCCCAATGTGGATTCTCAGGATTGATTGAGTCGGAATCCCCAGAATACTGCTTTATAAGATTGGCTCTCTCCTCTTTATAAGTCTCGAGCTCAGACGTAAGCTTCTTTAAATTTCGAGCAATAGAGAAACTACCTTTTCTCGAAAATAACATGTTTACGACTCCGTTTTTAATAATGGACTGCTCGATATCGTATAACTGTCCTAATGTTGTGTTAAATGTTTTCATTTTGTTCTCCTTTTAATTTAGCAATCTCTTTTTGCATCTGTTTTATAATTTTCTCATTATAGGCAAGTCTAAGAATGAGAAATTGCTCGTAATCCATACCATAATATAATGTTGGATTATCCATATGTATTTTATCTTTAAAAATCATAGCAAGACCACTATCCGAATATCCCTTACACATTAATTCCTTGGATATATCTTGAGCAATAACACCGAAATGCAATGTATTATCGTTATATCCTTGCCGGTTGATTCTATATTGAACCATATCAACTTTCCCTACAGCTTCGATATATTCATCCCGAATACTTGATATATCACGTTTTAATCTTATATCTGAGGAATTCCATATGTCACCTTTATCGACATAAAAATGTAGTTTAGAGCCATCCCACCAACAATTATAGCTGTGAGCTCCTTGGTCCCAGCCATGCATTACATATCCTATTCCAATACGGGAAGACTCTACACATATTCCCCATGCAGATTTAACATATATTGCATAATTACATGTTAAACTTAAATCATTGCCCATTGTTATAAAAGACGGATTATGGTTTAAAGTTATGCTATCCGGTTTTACATGGATACTGCTTTTTACATTATCGGAATTATCAATAGCATAAAGACTTGATGTGGTTGTTGTATATGTCGAAAAACCCTGTGAATGTACTACTATATCGCCGGTGTTAATACTGCCCCCAGCAGTAGGTGTCTGTGGTGGATTAAACAATATATATGAATCTTTAGCTGACCCACCTGGACACCCTTCAAAACCGATTATTGAACCAGAATCAGTTATGAGCATTCTCCAGTTTCCATAATTTCCAGGTTCTTCACCTTCATATGGTATTAATACTTCAAAACTCTTCGTAAATTCGCCTGCTGCACCAGTTATAGTAGCACCAGAAATAGTTCCGCCCTCTATAGCAGCCGCTTTAATTTTGCCACTAAACACCGCATTTCCTGCAGAATCTAAGGTCAGGTTCTTAGCGTTGATGGTGAAATGCCCGGTTGTGAGTGCTATGGAATTGCCAGCTATTTTGAGTTCGGAATTTACTTGATTCACTACATCGCCTTTAGATACTTGGTCTTCGGGTGCGGGTGTCCAGTCTGTTGCTTTGTTACCGATTTCGAGTTTTGGAGATGACCATAATATTGTAAACGTTGTGTTGCCTGAGGCTTCAAAACGTGTAGTATTTAATAGGTTAGAAATGGCTGACGTAATTGTATACGTTTTAGATATTTTCACCCATTTACCAGCTATCAATTTCAAAGCTCCAAATGCTCCAGTTTGTTCATTTCCATTTCCTCTGTATAAATAAATAGCAGGTGTTGTTACTTCAGTCGTTGATGTTGTGCTGACATATATAGAAATGGTTACAGTTGTGCCTGTAGTTATTTTTGCTCTATTTACTATATTTTTTAAATGTATATAATACCCACTCCATCCTCCTTTTGTAGATATTGCTCTATTACCATTATATCCGCCAGTTACTGCTGTTCCATTTCCAGCTGCAAAGTCATCTCCTAATTTACCAGAACCTCTAATTAAATTTCTTCCACCCACACTAACACCCTCTGGTGTGCATCCTACTGAATATGAGGTGCTGGTAGCATTATCTGTATATGTGATAATTGTTCTTGTCCACATATATGGAAGAGATGCCGAAGTAGTGACGGGCGAACCAGACCATGTTCCTGTTGGAGCCGAGGTAGCAGATGCTGAGGCCTGATAGGTTACTGCGGTGGATTTAACACCTTTACCAGTTGCTCCTTGAGGACCTGTTGCTCCTGTATTGCCTTTTACACCTTGAGGACCTTGAGGGCCGGTAGCTCCAGCGGCTCCTTTATCACCCTTTGCGCCCGTCTCACCTTTAATCTTTGTCCAAGAATATTTAGTTGGGTCTGTGCTATCATTTTGAGTGAAATCCGTGTACTGTCCGATATAAAGCTTTCCGGTGCTGACCGAAACATCAAATCCTGTCTTCCCGTCTGCGCTATTTGCATATGCTATATGTAAATACGAAGTCTTTCCATTTGTTCCGTCAGTACCTTTAATACCTTGATTGCCTTTAGGACCCTGAGCACCTTGTAACCGTTGCCATGTATATTTAGAAATGCTGGTACTATCAGCTTCTGTATTATCGACATATGTGCCTATGTAAATACCAACAGTTTCACCATTGTTAGCCGTAAATGTTTTGCCACCATCATTTGAATACTTAATATGGAAATATGAGCTAGTTCCATTTTTGCCATCAGTACCTTTTACACCTTGTACTCCTTGAGGGCCTTGTATACCTTGTTCGCCCTGCTTTCCTTGTAATCCTCGTGGACCGGTATCACCCTTTGGTCCTTGAATACCTTGGTCGCCTTTTTCGCCTTGTATTCCCCGCAGACCTGGTTTACCCTGTTCTCCTTTATCGCCAGTTCTACTTACTGAATACTCGTAATCATGACTTCCATCCGTATAAGTCGTTATTTTCTGGCACCATAAATATTTACCATTTGGTACAACAGGCACATCTGCACTCCAAATTCCTGTAGGGGGAGTTGTTCCGCTATCACCAACCAAATATCCAATAGTTGTTGAATCGATTGATTTTATAGCATCTACTTTACTATCAACTTCATCAATAGCGTCTTTTATACTCTGCCCAGTAGCAAATGTAAGACTTTCGGCAGATATACCAAGCTTATATTTTCCATCAGTATCAACATAAAATTTGATGTAGTTATTGCCATCGCCAAATCCAAGCTGACCGTCTTTACCTAAATATATGCCTCGTACTGTACTCGTTGCAGACTCTTTACCAGTTGAATATATGGCTGTATCTTTAATATGGAATCCAGCAATTGTAGCATCAAAAGCTACCAAATCTTTGACAGATATCTGGGTAGCAGTTATAGTTTTTGCAGTTATAATGCTTCCGTTTATACTATTATATGATGTCTGCTCCGCATCTACTCCATCAGCAGCACTTATATTAAGCTTATAAAATAGACCATCATCGCCCTTCATTACAAGCTTATCGGCTACTATTGTGTTACCTTCAATTAAATCTCCCTTTATAGTAACACCTACAATTTCTCCTGTAACTGTCTGGTCACCTATAACTAAATCTTTAATAATGCCAGATGTTGCGTAGAATTGTTCAATAGCTGCCACGCCAATATTCGAAAAGTCTATGTTAGCGTACTTAAGTTCTGCATCTGTTGCATTGAGTTTTTTAGTAGATAAATCATCGATTTCAGCTTTTCTAGCTTTTAAATCATCTACTGTAGCTTTCTTGAAATCGCCATAATCTACCGATAAGTTATGAATTGTTGCATCTGTTGCTTCAAGATTCTTGATAGTTGCATACTTAGCATCAAGAGTATCGGTTGTAAGCATATTAGCTTTCAGATTATCAATCGATGCATTAGTTGCTTTCAGATCATCGATACTCGCTTTCTTAGTATCCAAACTTGTGATACTTGCAGATTGAGCTTTTAATTCATTCTTGACATTTACATTATCTGACTCAAGATTTGTAATCATACCCTTAACTGCTTGCAATTGCTCAGTACTAACTTTATCGGCTACTACTGCGCCAAACTCACTAACTTGAGATGACAAATCTTTAACCTTATCATCTGTAGCTTTCTTATCAGATTTACTTGTTGAAGGGTCTGTAACATTGCCTGTGACTATAGCTGAGTGTGCTTTAATCAGAACGGTTACTCTATCCCCTTCCTTAATACTTGTAGTTGTATCAATCGGGGTCATTCGTTCTGAACCATCAAGTTTGACGTACATCTTGCCATTAAATTCTACGGCAGTTCCATAAACGGTAGAGTCTTTAGTGGCTGTGGCATCTTCTTTTATAATCTTAGCAAAAGTAGTAGCTAAGTTATTAACGTTTCTCATGAGTTCCAATTACCCCCATAATTTTACTGTATACGTTGCTTTTTCTGAGACTGAACAGCCTGGAGTGCACGATATAGACTGACTAATTACTTTAGCTTTAACGTCTTTTAATCCTGCTTCCGGATATACAAACCTGACACAATCTCCAACTCTTACAGGACAATATCCATGCGTATAGCTTATGGTATATGTCAATGTAGAAAGTGCCTTAAGCTGAGCCTTAGCATAATCATCTATCATCTCTTTGGTTGGAGTGCCTCCTATATTGGGGTCTGTGATTCTTTTTGTAATCTCTCTACCCCTATTTTGAATAGATACAGGACTGTTTGAATCGGTGTTTTTTACTGTAGTCTCGTAATGTTCATTGTTCTTTGTATATATCACCTGCAAGACATTCGGTATGCCGTACAAATCTCTTTCCATCTGCATGCCAGGATGTAATATAGAAGCATTGTCTGATGTAAATGTCCGCACAGGTTGCAATGCCTGATTATCTTGCTTCGGTGAGAAAAGAATTTGACCTAGTTCATCTAAGCCAAATCCATATTTTGCATTTCCAATTAAATCAGAAAGAAACGAGAGCCAGGTGTCATCTGAATTAGCAACAAAATCACCATATAAAGTAATTCCGCTACTAACTGGTACAACCGGGGCTCTCGCGTGTTCTCTGATTAAGATTTTTGCATTGTCCATTATGTTCTCGCCTTTAAATATGGTATATCCTAAATCTGGCGGATTCTCTTTTAACTCTATCAAAGGTGTGTAAGCATTTATTGACCTTGTCTCCCGCTTACCATTGAACGTAGAACTTTGCGTTTGTAAAAGGAATGTTCCAAGAGGTATACGTTCTGCAATCCCATTTTGAACAACTTTGAGATATGCTCTAATGTAGCATTCTCCTATATCATCATCTATATCAAAGTTTGCTGAGCCGAGTGTTTCTGCTGTTAAATCTCTTGATATAGTAGCTGATTTGACATTTGTGAGTAAGTCTACGTCTTTCCAAGTATTTGGATCGACCGTATAGTACTCGAATGTCTGTGTCATAGACTTACTCCAGTCTGTCATCTTACATATCTCCTTCTACTCTAGTTATTGTTAGTGTTACAGGAACCAGCTTTTCCGTATGTTTCTGTGAAAAGCTTACCTTTATGTTAGCCCAAAAGCCAACACCAGATGGCTCCCTTACATACACGTCGCCCATCCATCTTTGTATACGACGTAACTGATAAATTGTTTCTTTGTCTGATTTAAGAACGTCTACATTCCATGTTGCGAATGTTCCTATTTGTGTTCCATAATATGAAACTGGGTTTTTACGCCCAATATATTTAACTAACTCAACATCCGGGTCAGTCGATTCTGATACATCTACGTTGTAGAGCAATTTAAGCAATGAACCTGCCCACGGTGGGTCTACCATTGTATCACTATTGTTAGTGTCAAAACTTGACCATTCTTCATCCCATTGCAGAATAATATACTCGCCATTTATAGGATAGCCCGGTGGGTCATAAAAGCTAACTGCTCCTGTAGATTCTTCTGTTGCTATGATTCTGTATCTAGCATAATCCAATGCTGGATGTGGGTCTGTTACGTGAATATTCCTGTTGCATGCTATCTGGTCAGCAATCTTAACAAAATCGCCATCGTAAGTTCTTCTGTAAACAGCCAATGTTACTCCTGATGCAGGATCGCCATTTGAATCTGTACAATACGGCCTGACAAATGCAGAATATGAATTTTCATCTATACCAATCTCAGCATCTGGCTCATACTTATGTTCTGTCCAGTTAACAGATATGGTTGTTGAGGCTGTAGCGGTAAGACCCGAGTTCATAGATACTACTACTGTAACCGTGTAATCCTGATTATTTTCAAGGTCTATGTTATGTGCTGACATCTCAACAAGTAATGCTTCGCCAGTGTCAAAGTTTTTGAAATATACTTCTTCACCAGCATTTACAACTTTTGTCTGTCCAATTTGGTCTACTGTTGTGTAATTATTTGCAGCTGCTATAGATACATGATAGCTTACTGGCGCCTGAGTTTTAGGTCCCGGTAATCCATAAATATAAAACGGAAACTGCTGGATAACCGATGTTGGATTGTTATCCTTATTACGTATACTGAGTGACAATGTAGGCGGTGCGTAAACATTTATTCTTCTAACTACAGACCAATCGCCATATTCTAGCGTTACGCCACATGTTCTTGCACACCAATCTATAACTGTTCCCTCGGAATATATACTTGTATCAATTGAATACGATGGAGTAACATCTTTATCATCATCCGCCTGAGTATTTTTAAATGGATCTGGATTAGTTGTTAATTTTTTACCGTTAACTAGAATATTCAGTTCTGCATACTTCCATCTTGAGCCATCTTCTGAATTATGAATCCAATATAACTTCAATGGCTCTCCTGTAACTACAGTGGACACTGATGACCATGTCGTAGGAGCTGCCGGTTTTGTTCCTATCACAACAGAAGTTATAGCAGTCCAATCAGATTCGCCCTTATCATTGACAGCACGAACTCTAAAGAAATATTCGCTTCCGCTATCAAGACCTACAAATTCAAACTGTGTCTTTTTGATGCCAGTTTTTGTGCTTGTCTTGTCTGTAATATCGAAATATGATTTCTTTGTTGCATACTCAATATCATAAGATGTTGCACTTTTAACCTCTGACCAAGAGATCATGATTGAAGTCTTAGATGTTGCCCGACATTGATTTATTCCGTTTGGTGTAGCCGGTATAGTTCCTACTTTACTTGAGAAATCTGACCAAGGACCGTCTATTTGAGTGCCGTAATAATCATTTATAGCTCTAACACGAGCCATATATTCACTTCCCGCTTCAACATTGCAAGTAAAGGCACCTTGAGCTAGCCGGACTGTTACTGTTCCGGTTTTATAAAGCACATCATCTTTATATATTTCAAATAGCAATTCATCAACTTTGTTATATTCACCATTTTCGCTATAATCTCCAATGTTTGTTAATGACGCAGTTAATGAATATTTTTTTATTTCAACAGAAGGTGTGCTCATCTTTGGAGGTGGATCTCCGCCAAGTGAATGGTCCGCATATATCCATGAGCCTGTCCAATATGCAGTTGAAGTGCCATTTACATCATGATATGTCGAAACCGGAAGTACCCAGCATCGTACTATTAATGCATTAGATGGTGCATTGTATCTTGAAGATTTATCGGTAACTTCGCCTTTTTCACCAATAAACCAAAGCCCATCGCCAGTCTCGTAGTCCCACTGAATACCATAATGATCGAGTGTTTTTACATCAACAACAGAAGTTTGTTGGGTTCCGCCCGATAAATATGCAACATTAACCGGCGAATTAATGCTATGAGAACCAGACTCATTTTTATCAATTACTGCACGATCGCCGGCTATTTGTTTAATGTACCATTTGTCATTTTTTACCCAATCAGGCATATGCTGGCCATTGTAATAAGTTGCATTCGATGCTATTGAAACGAGAGAACCAACACCCATCGCAGTGCCAGTGACTACTGTGGATTTAGTCCATTCATCGAAGTCCCATGTCGCCAAGTATGTGCCGGTTGTTCCAGTTTCCAACGCAACCTTCAAATTTGATACTGCTGGCATGCTAGATTCTCCTTTCTGTTATTACTGCATCTACAAGTGTTTCAATAGCACTTGAAATACTTGAATTATCGTCATAGGTTATTCCGTCTATTTGGTAAGTTGGTTTGCTGATTCCAGAGATTTCTTTACGTAATCCTGTAATTGCAGAGATTACATCAGCATTACCACTATTTTGATTGCGTGAACGCATTCTTGAATTAATGGCGTTTAACTGAGCACTTAAGCCCAAATTTATATTACCGCCAAGCAATTGATTCATGTCTCTTGCACTGGCATTGATGCTGCTCATATCTACAACTGGTCTAATAGTCGGAGACATATCGATATCGCCATTTATCATATCAGTGAGTGCTGTCAAGGCATATAATGCTCCATCAACAGCTGACCTAGCCATTGATTTAGATGAATCTTTAGCTTGTGAAGCATATGCGACAATACCTTTAACCATTCCCATAGGAATGTATTTACCTATTTTGTAAAATACTTTAGATGGTGAATGCTCATCGAGTTCCTTTTGGGCGGCTTTTGTAGCGGCTTTTGCCATAGCTTTTGCTTTTGCTTTAACAATATAGTCATTGTCGCTTATGCCGTTAGCAAGTCCCCTTACAAGATAAGCACCAGCTCCATAAAATGCGTCTCTATAACTTCTAGCTTCTGTAACTCCGGCCTTAACTGCATTTTTGACGTTATTCACGATCATGCTTTTGCCTGATATAATTCCATCGGCCATGCCAGCAGTTACAGCTTTCATAGCAGATGACGCTTTCGAACTATATCCCTTTATGGTTTGTATCATTTTATTCAATACACCTGTAGCAGCTTTAGTGAATGACGATGCATTCTTTGAAAAGCCACTACTAACCGCTTTAGCCACTGATGAGCCTGCTTGCGTAGCTTTAGCAGATGCACCTTTGAATGAAGTAAGTAATGCATTCACGCCTGAATCACCAATTGTTTTCATCTGTTTTGAGAATGAAGATAAACCGCTTGTATCAACATTTGACATCTGTTTTGAAAAATCAGATAATGCTGATGCAAAACTCTTTAAATTACTTCCTGAATCTTTTCCGATTTCCGCAGAAAATGAAACTAGCGAACGACAACATGAAATCATGCTGTTTATATTCTTTATGCTAATGCCTTCTGATATAGTTGAAGATACTGATTGTAATGAACCGGCAATACCTGTAAAATCGGTGCTTATTGCTAAATTTAAATTTGAAAGATTATCAAATTTAGCGTCTTTTGCATAGGTGTTGAAGTCGACTAAATCTTTGGCGGAATCAATTGCACTACTAATTGCTGTTGCCGAAACAGTTCCTGACACTGATGCTGAGAATGACGCTATTGCTTCACCAAAATCAGCAATATTATCACCAAAATCAGATAAATCATTATCTCCAAACCACCAGCCTTTAACTCCGCCTTCATCTGGAACTATTTTATTTAATTCCACCATCATGGCTCCAGCATTTGCTGCTGTCTGAACCGCATCGGAGTCTATCTTGCCAGATACTTTTTCAGAGAATGACGCTATTGACTTACCGAATGACTCAAGATTTGAGCCAAAGGTTGCCATATCATTCTTACCGGTAAAGAAATCAACAACTCCACCTGTATTAGGTATTGTCTCTTGAAACTTCGCCATGATAGAGCCAGCGTCTGCAGCTGCCTGAACAGCATCTTGGTCTATATTACCAGCTACAGTTTCAGAAAATGACACAATGGATTTACCAAATGACTTAAGCATCGTACCAAACGTGTCAATATCGTTTTCGCCAGCAAAGAATCCTAGTACGCCACCCGAATTAGGTATTGTGGATGCCATGTCAGCCATTATTTTGCCAGCGTTTGCTGCAGCTTCTACAGCACTAGCGTCCACCTTACCAGCTACAGTTGATGAGAATTCGGCTATAGCATTTCCAAATGAAACCAATTGTGTTCCGAATTTGTCCATAGAATTATCGCCGCTAATCCATGAACTAATACTTGATAATAGGTCTGCGGCTGTTATTATCATAATGGTTTCAGCAAGCGCTTTAACGCCTTCCATCATGTCCGGGCTTATAAGCAATGCTGCTGTTAAGAACGGCATTGCATTTATCATAAACTGTGATAATTCACTTCCTAAATCTGCAAAGCTTTTACAAATTGGACTAAACGTCATTATGCTAGACACAAAATCTGCTGCCGTGAGTAATAGTATGCCTGCCGTGAGTGCCCCAACTTTTGCTACAAAATCAATAGGGTCAACTGCAGATAAAGAAGTTATGAACGGTTGAATCTTATCTCCAAATGCAGATAAATTGTCAGCTATTTCAGGTAATCCAGAAGTAACTCCCGCTGCAAATCCGCCAACTATGCTACCGACAAAATTGCCTAATGCGTATCCTATAGAAGATAAGAAACTTCCACCATCTTCCACTAGTTCTGTAAGTCCCGGTATTCGCGATAATCCTCCTAATGCAGCAAGAACTAATCCCATTATGCCGATAAATGCTGACAATCCCAGCGCACCTTCTATGGCTCCAGATATCGGTATGTGACTTACTATTGCTAAGGCTACAGAAAGAGCTAATAACAATACTGACAGACTAGCTGCCGATGCCAGAACTGATTCCGGTTTACACTGAGCTAGTTCATATATCATAACCGTTATAGCAGCAAGAGCTAATGTCATAACAGCTATTCCCGGTATTGCCGCGATGGCAACCTGAGCAGTAGCACCAACAATTGCTAGTGTTCCGGCGAATACCAGCATCACTATTGATAATCCTGCAGCTGCTGCTAATGTGTTTTGCCATTTGCATTGACTTAACGCAATTAACATTATGCCAAGTAATCCAACAGCCACAGACATTGCTATGATTGAACCCATCGCGCCTTTTACATTACTAGCGCCATATTCCACAATTGCAAACATGGCCATAACTGCAGATAGTGCTAAAGTTGCTGGTAAAAGCTTTTGCCATTCTATAAATGATAATGCTGCTACTGCCGCAGCCATAACACCTATTGCAACTGCCATTGCTATAATTGAACCTTTGCAATCTTCTGCACCTTCTGTAGCGGTTATCATCCCCGACATGAATGTTGCTAAAAATCCCATAGCAACAATTCCTTTTGCAAGCGCAGGAAGTGATATCATACCTAGCATAATTGACACTGCTGCCAAGATAGCAACTGACACACTTAATGCAAGTAATGTTCCCCCTATTTTGACGATTTCAGTTCCATTAGCGTATTTACTTATAGCGACCATAGCTAGAACAAATCCAGCAAATGCGGCCATGAATAATGTTCCTTTTCCAATTGCTGCAAGGCTTAATTTTCCTACGAGTTGCATGGTGATTGCAAGCAATAATAGTGAGGCAGAAATCGACAATATCATTTTTCCAAAGTCTTTTGCGTTCTCGGTCAGCATAGAGACAATTGCCATACAGCCGATAAAGGCTATAAAAGCAGTCATAAATATACCGCCTTTTATTGCTGCTTTTAGAGATAAACAATCTATAAGTTTCACAACAGCAACCATCAATCCGATTGCAATCGCTAACTTTATCATCATTGTTCCAAATTTGCTTACGTTTGGTCCACCAAGTCTTGCCGCTATACCTAATAATATTGCAAATGCTGTAAACGCTATTGCAAAATTTCGTCCTTTTGTAAGTTCATCAGGTTTTAAAAGCCCTATCAACTTAACCGCCGCAATCGTGAGCAATAAAGCTATAGCCAGTTTGGTCATCATTTTACCAAATTTGTTTATATTTGCCATTTGTTCACTATCAACGCATTTACCAATAACATCTGTCAATTTCACTATCAATATGCACAATCCAATTAGCATGATAAAGCCTTGAATCGCTTGGGCTAGGTTTAGTTTACCCATGATTTTGACTGTTTCAGCCATTAATAAAAGTGCTATACCCATTTGAATAAGGCATGTTTTAAGGCCTTTAATGTTTAAACCGTTTTTGTCAAGTGATGCTGACGATTCTGAAAACTTTGATATAGCAATGGTCATTACTGCTAGAACAGTGCCCAACACAGCAATGCATTTAGTTGCACGTTTCAATTCATTGCCATTCATCTTGCCAAGAATATATACGGCTCCTGCCAGAATTAAAAGAGATTCCGCTATTTCTTTAATACCTTCTGCTCTTGTTTTAAAAGCTTTAGCTTTCATAATTTTCTTAAAGCTTTTGGTAGCCACTTGGATGCTGGTTGATATATTGTTTAATACACCGGATATTGAAGCTGCCACGCCTCCGATTTGAGTAGCGAAAACACTGAAATTCTTTATTGCTGTAGCGAGCTGAGTTGATATATTAAGTAATCCGGCTGATGCAATTCCTGCAAATATCTGATTCCAGTCTATGTTTTCAAACCAAGTTACCATTCCGCCAGTCAATTGGTTTAATGATTCTTTCACATCCGGAAATGCGTCAAGAATGCCCTTTATCAAACCTGCTACGATAAATCCACCTATTGCAATCATTACTTTTGAAGGTGAATGAATATCAAGAATGTCCTTTATTGTATCTATAATAGTATTAGCGATTTCAGAAATGGCCTCTATAATAGAACCAATCTTTCCGCTCATGCCATCTTTGAGACCTTCAATTATAAAAGCTCCTATTTCTTTTAAATCGAGATTCTTAAGTTCCTTGACTCCGCTTGATAGCGACTCGATCCATCCTTGAGCTACATCGCTTAGGTCTACGGACTTTATTTTTTCTAAGAATGATTGCACTTCTGGAAGACTAGATATGTAATCATATAATTCTTTTAATCCAGAAGCCACCATTTTGATTCCTTCTGCCAAAAGATTAACGCCAGCAGCAAGAAAGTCATTTTCGCTAAGAAACTGGTCAATCTTATATAAGAAGTCACCTATTATTGCAGTTACATCAAGGAAACTTAAACCAAATGCTTTTAATAAAAGCGAAACAACTTTTATGGCAATCTTAAAACCGCCGCCAAGTATGTTTGTACCCCACTTTAAAATAACAAATAAGCCTCTAAAAGTAGATACTAATTGGTCTGCATGTTCACCCACCCCAAGCATTGACTCGGACATGCTGTGAAATTTCTCAATCACACCATACAGGTCACTTGATGTTACTGGGTCAAATACTGATTTCCATGCTTCACCAACAGATTTGAATACTGTCCCTATAGCTTTGCCAATATTTGTGAATGACTCTATTAAAAGTTCTCGTCCGCCCTTTCTACTTGACTCTTCTTCAAGAAGTTCCTGCATAGATTTGCCAGTTTTCTTTGACTGAGCTTCAAGGTCTCGTAAAGCATAAATTTCATCCTGTGTAAATCCAATATTCGTAAGCTGTTCATCAGACATTGCTGCAAATGATTCAATTGCTTCGGCCTGGGCTTTTGTTACCTCTTCCTGAGCTTCTTTGTAATCTGTTGCATGTCTTGTTGAGTCACCGAGTTGCTCATTTACAAGATTCTGAATATGAGCCCAATCCATGCCTGCTTCTGTAAGTTTTTGAACTCGTTCTGCACCGTTTCCAAATTCTCCGCCAATAACTTGATTTACTACTTCTCCGAAATTTTCAGTGGCTTTAGTAACGGTTTCTGTTGCTTCTCCGACGGATTTAATTCTTTCGCCAAGACTCTTAAAATTGTTATATAATGTGCTGTCTAATACTTTATTACGAGCATCTGAGAATTTATTAATAAACCCACCAATCGCATCGCTAACACTTGTCCAGAGTTTACGAGCATCTTCAAAGTCGCCAAATATAAGACGCCATGTTGTGGTCCAGCCTGAACCCAACGCTTCCTTACACGTGTCTATAAGCTGACTAAATGTTTTTACTTTTGTTGCCGCTTTTCCAGCAGTCTTAGCCATTGTTGCAATTTGCTCTGCTTCTTCTTGAGAATATCCTTCATCAACAAACTTTTTTACAGCTGCTTCATATTCTTCTTGTGTATCCGCTGCAGTAGCAAATTGGTCGAGAGTTTCTGTTAAAACCTGAGTTGTAAGCCATTCACCTTTTGTCAAGCTTTCCCTGAATGATCCATAAGTATTAATAGCTTCTTTAGCACCTGTTTTTAAATGCTCAGAAGTACGTATTAATGCATCCTGGAATACTTGTCCTCCCATTCCAGCATTTACAACCGAATTCCAGTCCATTAACTGGACTTTTCCCGCTGCGATTGCCTGTGAAAGCTGATACATGGCCGTAGATGCCTGCTGAGCACTAGAGCCTGATACTGCAGCAAGGTTTGCAATACCTTTAATTGACGATACTGATGTATCAAGTTTTACTCCTGCTGCTGTGAACGTACCAATGTTACGTGTCATTTCTGTAAAATTGTAAATGGTTTTATCGGCGTAAGTATTTAACTCATCGAGATATTTGTTTACAATTTTAACATTTGTTCCCTCTTTTTGAGTGTTTGCCAGAATTGTCTGCACTGCATTCATCTGAGTTTCATACTCTGACATACCATCTTTAACAGGGTTTACTGTTAGCGCAGAAAGTATTTTCCTACCAGTATTTACAGCATTATTCGTAATATTGGCTAAAGCTGTTCCAGCTATAACCTGCAGTGAGGAAAATTGAAGACTAACTTTCTGAACACTATTTGCCAGTGTGCTCATGTCCACTTTCTTTGCAGAATCTGAAAGTGAACTGAGTGATTTATCTGCATCTTGAAAATTGAGTTTAGCTTTGAGTTTATCAATTGTAGACATACTCGTAGCGACACCTTTTTCGAATTGGTCGTTATCAAATCGCATCTCTACAACTTTATTATCTACAGTTTGACTCATGCGCTAGTAACCTCCTTCCAAGCATTGTTTGCTATTTCATCAAAAATAGGCTGAATAGCAGGATTGATGTAATCTCTTCCTTCTACCCAGCCTCCGGTTCCTGTGCCATGACCGTACTGTAAAATAACGGCAATCGGCACTCCTTCGTGGACATTCGAATTTTTAAATTGTATAGACACTGAACCATTTGACCGTTTTATCTCGTAATACCAAGAACTTGCTGTCTGTCCAGTGTCTTTTGGGGTTGCATTGGACAATGCTTCAACTCCAGCACGTCCATACTTATCTAAATCCCCTATTTTGATTTCTTCTTTAAGCTTCTCGAAATAACGATTAAGCTTTGAGAAATCTCCCTTTTGTCTAAATGTAATCATATCAAGTTCTATCCTTTTGAATGAAAGCGCGCTCTGTTTCTGGCATTTATCTCAGCATATTTCGATATCATGTCACGTTGAGGCACTTTCTTTGTTCCTTTATTTCTTTCTAATTCAGTAACTCTAATGAGAGTAATCAATCTTTTGATATTCCATTTTTCGCATTCAAAAGGAATACCAAGCTCAAGCATCCAATAGTAAATAACTTCGGAAGTTATTATTTTTTTGCCAGTTCCACTTTCTTTGGGTAAAGTTGTAGCTGTCATTGGACGCTCTAAGTATTTATTAATTGCTTCTTGATTTTCAGTGGATAAATAATCGAAGATTGGATCTGATTCGCTTGCGCTCAAAGCCATGCAACGTATGTAATCGTAGACCTCATCATTGGTTTTTTTTGAATCTATGAACGGCTTGCACCATTTGGATTCCCATTTAGATACTGAAATTAGAGAATGTTCTAGTTTAAGAATTCCACCTTTAAATGGTGGTTTAGTGTAAAATACTTCATTTTGTTCATCCCACAATCTAATTGCATCTGACGGTGGAACTATTAATGTAAGCATATTACTGTTCGAGCTGCTCTAAAGCCTGCTTTTTAATCTCTGCAGTGTCCTTGTTACCAGGTGTGATTCCATTAAAGAAATCAATTGCCTTATCGGTATCTGCAACTAATTCCATAAACAGTTTAGAGTAAGCTGGTGTCTCTTCAAAAGCCTTTGAGATTTCAGGAGTTTTGATGAATCGTTTTCCATCTGGAGAAATCTCTCCATATGACTTAAGAATAAGCTCCTTGAATATTTTTACCATCGATGGAGTATCTTTAGCTTTTACAATACGTTTTGCCATCTCTGACAAGCCGCCTGTTGTTGAAAGCTCCATCTCTACTACTTCTGCTTCTGAAAGATTGAAGTAGCAATCATCTTTACGTTTATTACCGAGGAAATCATCATACTCTATTGTTTTACATAACATAAATAATTATCTCCTTTCAATTTTAAGCAAAAAAAAAAACAGACCATCTAAATGATGATCTGCAAATTAATTTATTATTTTTTATCATGCGCCAATTTTAATATAACTCCCCATGCACCAGCTAAAATCTCAAACAATATGATATCGCCACCTATTTCAACATCAAATGCAGCAAGTATAATGCCAACTACAAATAATACGGCTGCAAATATTAAAACATATTTTAATATCTCATTCATTTGTTTAGAGTGCTCACGCTCGAGATCCATTTCTCGCATTTTAACTCGTTCTGAGGATTCTGTTTCTTTAATCTTGGCCTCATCATAAATATGAGTTTCTTTTCTAATAGTGCCATCGTCTAAAGCTATTTTAGTGCCACAGTACTGACAATAGCAAAACGGCCTGCTTGGGTCTATATCGTCCAAGTTGGCATTACAATTTGGACATGTAAGTGAAATAAGTTTCATAATACGTTCCTCCTATGTATCAACTATTGCCAGTATAGCACTATTTTGATTATCTGTCGACTATTTTACACGCTTGCAGCTGTGCCAAGAAGAGCGATAATCTCTGCTGGAAGAGGTAATCTAGCCTCAGCCTCTTCTGTACCGTATAATAAATCCTCAATCTTCTTGAGTGTAGCGGCATCAGTCTCTGTTGAGTTAATTACGAGAGTTGCAGTTGGCTTGAAGCCTGGTACATCTACAGGAACTGTAGAAATCTCCCATGACATCTCGTCTGCCTCAGGTGACTCATTAACTGACGAATGATCAACAGATGATGGAGCTGCTGTACAGCCGTATACGAGATGAATCTTGTAGCCATGATCTGTTCCATCTGTATCGTTTCCGATAAGTGTCTGATAAGAGAATCCAAATGTCTTTCTCTTCTGCTGTCCGATTGTAACGCCTTTACCAAGTGAAGACTCACCATTACATTCTTTAAATCCATCTGGATACATGTAAGCACTGATCGTTGCCTTGTACTGCTCATCTGCAATAAGATTTAAGTACTTCTTATTGTTGGCGTATACTGCTGTGGCATCTGCTCCCTCTGGAGACTCAGATACTTTACTGATACCATTCCAAGCCTCTCCCTTAGGATAAGCTCCGCCCTCAGCAACGTAAAGTACACCTTTGCTGACACCAGTCTCAAACTCTCTCTCGCCTGTCTGGTCCCATACTAATTTCTTACCTGCCATTATTAGGTTTCCTCCTTAAATAAATATTGTGAATACAAAATGATTAAGCCCAGAAGTTGTAAAATGCCTGTCAAAAGCACAGTACGGTAATTCTTCAAGTTTTTCCTTGAATTTGCTATCTGGGTCGTAATCAATAAGAGTAATTGTGTATCCTTGTTTCTTTATATAGTTGTTATTGTTTGCCGGTATACGTTTCTGTTTTCCCAGTTCGTACTTTATGCAAGGATAATTTAACTTCGGTGGAGGCTGAAAATATACATTTTTTGTGCCGAGAATCTCCACCAGTTTATTGTGTAGCGTGATTCTATCCGCCATTATAGACTCCTCCAATAGTTAAGATTAGTTTTCTGTCCTTAGGTTCAACAGATTTAATAGTCCATTTAGAACCTAAATATTCCACATAACGCATGTCAGGAATGTGCTCAAAAGCGAACTCATCCCCAACAATTGCTATAATGGTGCTCAAGTTTGGGCTACTATTGACGTTAGAGCCAGACGTTTCGAGATTTCTATAATCTCTTGTAACATCACCGAAATATGCATGATGCTCTATGTATGAATCGGTCCAAACGCCTGGTGCTGTTTCGCCAGGTACATTGAATCCGATATTTCCATAAAATCTACCCATAATGCCTCCTAGTATCCCATTTTGATTATTTCAGACTTTTTTATTTGCCAGTTGTCTGTGATGATCCGGCTGCTGACTGTGTACCGCTGTTAGCCGCTGTAGCTTTCTTAAGGACGATTGCAGAGTATGGTGTTGTAAGAGCGCCACTCATACGAGTCTCCATTAAGTACTTCATCTGGTTGTAATCGATATCGAAATCATCGAATGTGTTAACTGCGCCACCCTTATCAGCGCCAGCTGTGTAGTCAGCCATGTTAACAATGATTCCGTAAATATCTTTGTAATTTTCCATCTCTGGAATAGTTACAATCTTCTTTACACGCATAGCTGTCGCAAGCTTCTCCTCTGACTCATAGAGTACACGTCCATTCTGGTCCTCAAGGAGAAGAAGGTTTGTAAGCGTATCTTCTGTTGTGTAGAACGTAGGTCTTCCTGAGCCCTTGTAATCCTTACGTGCCTTAACAGATCCACGAATAACTCCCTTATACTCTGAATCGTTATCAGAGTATGAGCTGCCTTTGATCTTGTAATCTGTACCCTCTTTGATTGTGTACTTGATAGTATACATATCTTCGTCAGATACTACAGGACGAATGTTCTGCTCATTAATCTTATCATCAGATGATGCAATTCTGCCATCGCCAAGAAGCATAGCAAGTGCAAGCTCCTTATTAAGCTGGCTACGCATCTCTGCACGCTGCCACTCGATTACATCAAATGATGTAATATCTACAACATCATCTCTATCCATCTTTAACTTGATGTATACAGTTGTAGGGGTTGTAACTCTCTTAAGAAGAGCGAGAGCAATCTCTTTCTTCATGTTACCCTTAATGTAACCCCTTGCTCTAGCCTCATCAGCATCAAGAGTAGCAAATGTTGTCTTTACTCTTGAGAAAGGTACATGATGAACTGAGTCCATAATATCACTTACCCATGTCTCATCTTTCTTAATGAATGTTGGCGGCACATTGAGCTCTGTTGGCTCCGGGAAAAGCATATTAATATCTTTGATGTTATTTGCTGCTGCGTGCTCTATGAAGCTCTCTCTCATTGAGCCATACTTCTTAGCGTCTTTGATTGCCTCATCAATAATTGCTGAATGTAACAGTGCCTCCTCTGAATTGTTGTCGTTGTCGAAAACGCTGTGCTTCATGGTTGGTTCTCCTCCTTCATCATCGTCGTCTAATTCGCCTTCACTAGCTGCTCCAACTAGTGCATATAAAACTTTCTGCTGCTCTTCTGTCATAGAATTAATGACATCTTCTACTGTTTTGTCGCTCTGCTGCTGAGCCTGGCCCTGATTGTTATCTGGCACTTTTGTATCTCCTTCCTTTGGTGCATTTGTCTTACCATCCGAATGACACAGGATGGTAATAGGTAAATTACCGTTATAGATAAATCCTTCACCTGCCTCTGGATCGTCACTGTGGGCTAATACCCAGTCAATCTGAGCACCATCATTTGCCCCGGCGTGGACAAGACTTAATTCTCTGATAACGCCATGTAAGACTTCGTTTCCCATCTGTTTAAGCTTGTTCGCATAAATAGAAAGTGATGAAATATCACCATGCTGGACAATCTCCTTTGCCATCTTGGCGTTTTCGCTGTTATTAAATTTGCAATATGCATACACACCGTCTGAACGATTTTCCAAATCAGCGTGTCCAATGACATCACTAATGTTCTGATGGTCATGATTCCAAAGTAATGGAATACGGCTGCCATCCTGAGCTTTGAATGCATCACGTTTAATGATTCTTCCATCGCTGCATAAAATGTCATTCATTGTTGCATAGCCTGCAAAGTCATAATCATTTGGATTGAATCCCATTTTGATGTTTTCCTCCTTGTTTTATTAGTAATCAGTTCCATAGTCGTAATCTTCATCTGGGTCTTCATCCGTAGTGGATGCAAAGGACTGGTTTTCGCCCGGATTAAGATTCTTATTACGAAGTTCATCTGCCTGAGGGTCATCAACCGGCTTCATACCGATAACGGCACGCATCTCGTTGGTAGACATGATTTCGTTACGTGTGAATTTGTCTGCAATATCTGCAATGTTGTTAACTGGAACTAATTTGAAAGCATCCCTAAAGAACATGATCGTTTGTCCTCTAGTTCTTGCATTTTTAGATAAGAACTTTCTTTTGAACTCGTCTGCGATTGCAGACGCGATAGGTTCAATAGTTCTGTTATTGTAATTAAGCATGGTCTGCTCATCTGCAGTACCATCCATTACACTCGTTGTGATACTCAACTGGCTATACACCATGTTGATAAGTAGCTCGATTTGTTTAAGGAGATTATTCTCCAAAGACCTATTTAACTGGGTTATGTGCTCTGTTGCATCAAGGTATGCTATTCCATACTTTGAACCAGTTAGCTGCTCTTCAATCTCTTTTCGACGTTCCTCTATCATAGCTTTCTTTGCCGGGGTTTTAACCGTATATGGAAGCTGTATGATAAGGTCGAGCTTGTCTGAGCCATTATGCTCATCAATTACATCCAACAGATTTAACTTTCTGATAAGTCGTTGAACTGATGAATTTGCTTCATTTGTAATTGCATAGAATGGATTCTCTATAATGGCCACGTCAGACTTCGGCAAAATAACGTCTTCCTTATGCCCGGTTCGGTCATTGTATAATCGAACTTTTACATGGCGTGGATACCATTCAACAATTTTTCCGGTACGCATAGTGTCAATAATATAGCTGTCTGTATTGTTCGGGTCATCGGTTGTATCTACTGGTACGACAGCTACGACACCTTCATCAAACATAGACATAACAATATCCTGCTTAAAATTCCTACCAGTTTGGTCAATGTTTGCACTTAGTGTCAAGCAGTCGTTAAGACCTGACGATATAGTGCTTTTATATCGTTCGTTTGAATCCAATTGGCAATGCTTAATATCTAGCGCTGCCACATCCATTGCAATACGATTGAAGAGTGAATTGATAATCGAGCGTTCATTTCCTCTTGTGAACTTGGCTCGCCCTGGGTTTATTCCTGATCCATTTCCAATATCTCTGTATTGAGTTGGTGCTCTATTTAAAAATGCGTTCCAGGCATGTTTCAAACGTGTGCCTACTGATAATGCCATTTCTTTTCTCCTTTAAATTTTGGTATAAAAAAAAGAACCCTTACGGATTCTGATACCATTTTGAATTATTTATTAAATTATGTTGCTAATGTATTTTTTACCTATAGCAACATTTTGTGAATTGACCATGGATTCAACTGATTCACTCCCTAAAACTCTCGATACTTTTTTAGCCCACTTCTGTGCTTTAGATTTATATTTATCTTCTTTTCTTGCAGATTGCCTGTATAAATCATCAGAAATTTCAGTCCTTATTAAAGGATTGGCATGCTTATATTTTTTCTTAGCATACTTTTGAACCTTATTATCAAGCTTTTCTAGTTTTCGTGATGCTTTGGCATATACTTTATCGGAGTGTCCATGACGTACACCCCACTTCATACCAAGCTTGCCATAGTGCATAAGCTCATCTGGGTTTGGCGTTTCGTATTCCCACATAATTTATCCTTCCTTAAAAAATATAGTATTGACATACTCGTGTGCTTTAGTTATGATTGATTATGGAGATATTAGAGTCTTCAAATAACATAGAAAGGAGTATGATAGTATGAACGTTAAACGATTAACTGCCGCATATAAAAATGATGCTGGCAAAATTGTACGCGGTAATGCAGCATTAATGCATAACATTAATATTAATGGCGGTATAAAAAATATTGTCGATAATGCTGAGCTTAATGGAATTCTTAAATTTGCCGGCCTTAATATTTTAATGTATTGCTGTCTAAAACTTGAGGATTTCTTAGATAAGCCATCAAAAATTCAACAAATTATTGATGAATAATGCAATTGAATATATGTGAACTGTTTTATGGAGAAAATTTTATATGAAGATTATCGAGCAATAAAAGCCTGTACTTAGATTAAGTATGGGCTTTACTTCTATTTATTCCTCCTAAAATGCATCCAAATTGCGCTTGTATGCCACAAATGCGTCGAGCATAGCTGCAACGTTATCAATCTTGTGTTCTCTTCGTTTCTTGTAAAGCTTACGGTTACCATTTGTATCTTCAAGAGTAATAGCATTACCCATTGTGTACGACATGATTTGCTCATCAAATAAGAGCATTCGTTCACCAGCAAGATTCTTTAACTCGCCTAGTGGAACGGACTCTGTTCGCGCTCCCTGCTGTACTTTCTCTATACCAAATGGACCGTTTTCTCTCTCCCATCTTTCCACAAATTCCTTTGCATAATATGGATCATATCCAAAGCATCGAACATCATACTCATTCTTAGTTATATAAGCATCTACATCATCAAAGACATTCATTAAGTCAAGGATTGTTCCTTCCATAACTATCAAACTGCCCTCAGCAATAAATTCATCATATTTAGCTTTAAGCGCTCTTGGCAATCTCGAATATGACAAGGTTGTAATGTAAGAACGTGTCTTAATTCCAAACTGTCCATTGCCAATTGGGAACATAAATGTAAATGCACAGAAGTCATCGCCCTGGGACATGTCAGCCCCCATAGAGCATGCCATCTGCCAATAGCTTCTCTTTCGATGTACAAGTGTTTCTGCATAAGTGAAGAAATATGTGTAGCCTTCCGTTGGTATGCCAAAACGTTTTGCAAGAATATCATTCCTTGCTGCAGGATTGGCTTCTGCTTTCTCCACATCAGACTGATACGTCTCATAAGATACAGTGATACCAATGTTAGGATTCGCTTTCATCCAATAACGTGGGTCGTTAACTTCCTTAATATCGTCCAGCTTGTACCACCAGATAGAAGTATGCGGAGCTTTATAGTCGCCTTTAAGGATGCTCATTAACTCCATTTTGATTGTATCGCCGGAACCATTTCTGACAGTTCCTTCTGAGCTGATAGCCACTATCAGATAGTCATCATTTGCTCCTCCACCTTGCTCTTTTGCAGCTCCCTGCTCAATTGCTCCGACTACATCCTCTCTTACATCACCAGAAAGCCACTCATCGATTGTTGCAACTTTTACTCGCAATCCTTGAAGCTTATCAATTGTCATTGGACGAACTTCAAGTAGTGAACCAGTCAGGAAATTCTGAATACCTTTCTTTGTAGGACAGAGTTTTTGCCTGTTGGCTTTTGAACCTGTTGTGTTGTTGATTGAGCCATCTGTAAGAAATGTATACAGTGGGCCTCTTGAACGGGTGATTGCAGTACGAATTGGCGACATAACCTCTTCTGCCTGAGGCATAGTTGGTGCTGTTGTGATTTGATGCGATGAAGTTTTGTCAATACATAGAAAATAGTTTTGTATACATGATGCATACATTGATTTAGCGGCTCCTCGGGCTACGATTAAATATTGCTTTTTAATGAGTCGCTTCTTGATTGTCTTAGTAACATAGTGTGTGCCACCTCGACCGTCTGGTTCTGGTATAGTTTTCTCTACAAACTCATACCAGCCAAATATAGACTCTGCCCAAAGTTTGAACGAGTCAAGTAAGTGTAAGTCTGAACCGTCTGTTAAAACCAGCTCGTTCTCACAGAAAGCTATAAATCCGTTTATCGCTTTGTCGTCATAGTAATATTGTGGATCAGCGATTAACTCGTCGATTCGTTGCATTTCCATGGCGATTTCATTAGATATCGGGATTTCACCTCTAATTACAGCATCTCTAAATTGGCCGTAATAGTAAGGCACAGCCGTATTAGATAATGCCATTATTGTTCACCTACCTATGTTTATCTTCTAGCAAGTACGCTATATACTGTCTTCCAGTCTCGCGTGTTCCAGATGGAATGTCTTCAACAGTGCCTCTAAGAATATCATCAGAATTTGTGTGCTGAGACGTTGTTCTGTTTGTCTCATGCTTATTGCTCTGCTCTTCTTTTCGAGAATTCGACTGCTGTTGATTATTCTTATCAGACTGTTGTTGGGTCGCTGCTGCAGAACGTGCTTTGGCATTGTCAATCTTTCTTTGATTTTCAATGATTTTCCACTGATTTTCTAAATCTCTAGCCTTATCTGCAAGTATTTGAGATTGGGATTTAGTGGACTGAGCATTAAGACCTAACTTGTTCCTAACATTCTTTTCAACGTAATCGCCAAGTATCCGTGTTCCACGTTCAACAGCCATGTCCGTTAAGTTTCTACTTAATTTCTGTGTAATTGCTTTGCCTTTTGAAATTTTGGCTGGCTGCAAGCTATTTAATTCATTTTCAAGTCTGATACGTTCAATTCTTTTGCGAATCTGAGCATCAGTCATTTCGTTTACTGGTTTAGACCCTTTGCTTTTTGTTGGATTCCTACGAAGCTGCTTACCTGTTAGTCTGGTATAGTCATCCTTCATTTTCTTTGCTTTTCGTTTACCCAGATAATTCAAGCTTCCATCTTTTTTCGTAAAAATATGCTGATACCATTTCATACCTTTACGTCCAGAATGCTCCAGTTCATCAGGAGCTAATAGTGCGTCGTAATTGTATTGCCACATTTATTCCTCCTGTAACAATTTGACCTTTTCACTCATTCGCCATTCAAGTTCTGTAGCATAGTTTTTACTTGCTTCCAAAACTATTGAGCTCGTTGGTGGGTCAAATATGATTTTTACTTTTGTGCCTGTGTATGTTCTTGCTAAATTAGCCAAGGCCACGTTGTCCGGTATAAAGTCTGCCCATGTACTTGTGTTGTCAGAAATTGTGAATCCATCTGTTCCGACTCCAATATCATTTAATATTGCAAGCTGTGCATTTATGTACATAACTAAGTCTTCATCAAAGCTTGTGCATTCCGGAGCTACATTGACCTGCTTCTTTACAGAACCTAAAATGCTTTCTATTAAAACATCATTCATTGTCGTATCTCCTATTGTTTCCATGGACAGGTATCGTTTGGTGTTCGTTCTATAGGTGCAATAACAGCATTTGAAATATCTCCATAATGAATCAGATTGTGAGTGTTGAGGCAGCAACATATAGCGTTATCCATATTCAGCAATTTCTCCAAATTCCTTGCTTGTATGTCTTGAGGAGTTATAGGTTCAATATGATGAATATAAATTCCGTTGTATATTGTAAAACCGTCAATACCTAAATCGCATCCATTGTCACGCAATATAACATTACGCCGGAAATGCTTCCATTCTGGAGACCTGTAGAAAGTTTGGTTTAACCATCTGCTTCCTCCAAAGGTCTCATGTCCAATAATGGATTTAAAAGAAAGATATGCTAAGCGCTCTTCAAAAGTTGAAAGTTGTATAAGTTCCGAATATGTTTTCATATGTCAATGTCGTCTCCTGGGTCATCTTCACCAGAATATATGCCCATTGCACGTATTGCGTTCTTATACATATTCAACTGCTCATCTGCTGACTTATACGCCTGTGTTTTTGCACTTATCAAATCTTTCTGTTCGCCCATTATGTCTCGTTCAAGTCTTTCTTTAGAAGAACCTATCTTCAAAAAATGTGTAATGACCTGAGCTGATGCTGTTCCTTCTAATAATTGCTTCTCTGCGAGATCCATAGCTGCTGCCACCATACGATTCTCCCGCTCTTCTAATGAAGCTGCAGGTTTTCTGTCTTCTTTTTTAGGCATTACTATCTCATCTCCTATTGTTCACATATGTTTATATAGAGTTGTAGACATCTTTATAGAACATACAAACCTGTTTTATACCTCTTTTTCGAGCTTAAAGAGGCTATGTGAACACTTGTTTGCACCTGGGTACCAGATGAAAGGAGATAAAATACCGATAAGAGCTTGTATGTTCTATAAAGATGTCTACGAAAATATGCACCTGGTCCAAATTGCTTTTCAAAAATATCCCTCCGGAGATTTTTTTAAGACGGCCGCGATGCAGTAGGGGGTGTCAATTTTCAGGACCCCCTCCCCTATCAAAGCCGGGACTCATCTGTCCCAAACTACTGATAGAGGTAATAATATTCAATTTTATTTGTTTATGATGATTCTTCTGATGAATACATCATTTTCTTTGCATAATCAGCAAACTTTTGTGCTGTTTCTTTATTAACTTTCACATAATTTCCTAACAAATCATACTTAAGAATCTCATTCATTGCTTCATCAATTTCAGAATCATTAAAAGACTTTGATAAATTGTCAGAAGTTACACAAATTCTATCTAAGTAAGAACAAGTGTTGTAACCTTGCAACGAATCGAACATTTGCCATTCATCAAACTGTGTGAAAGGATTGTAAGGATTGTCGGAAGTTGTTAGCATCCAATCATTTGAAACTGTTTCCATTGCTTTGTCCTTTCATTAATTACAAGTACTTAGAAACCGTGCTTGTTGAAACGCCCATTGCAGCTGCAATCTCTGCAATAGTGAATCCGTTTGCACTATAAGACTTAATACGACTAACCTTTGCATCACTAAGTGCATTTGTTTGTTTCGGTAGAGCTCTTTGCTTTAAAGCATCTTGATCACAATTCTTAAAGATTTGTAACTGTTTGCTATTACTTATAGCACCTGCTTGAATGGCTTCCCATTCTTTGTCATCAATAACTATGTTTGGCTTCTTGGCTCCATATGTAGCTCTAGCTGTGGCCAATGCTTGCGATTTAACTTTCTTAAGTTGATCCTTATTTTCTTTGTCTGTCAGAGAAGGGCTCTGTTCCTTCTTTTCTTTCACAATTATGTTTGCATATAACTGTGCCTGGCGTTCTTTAGGGGCATTCTGTAAAGCTAATTTAAGTTTGGCATCCAGGGAAGCACACTGTTCAGCATACTTCTTCTTAGCCTCAGGGGAGTAGGTGGCACTAGGGGTATTCAGTAGGCTTAGTCTAGCCTGATTACCTAATGCCTTCTGCTTATTGGCATAGTCTGCATAAGCTAACTCTTTCTGATCATGTTTGTCACCGACAAGAGCCATAGCATCCTTAGCCAGCTCCATCTTAGGTACCGAAGTGGTACGTAGGGAGGTGACTACCTGGGTAGTCCCGTTCTTTAGAGTCTTAGTGGTGGTATATGTGGACCCAGTCTCGGTGTACAGTTTCTCTCCTGTCTTAGGGTCTATGTAGTGTTTAGTAGTCTTGCCAGTTACTGGGTCAGTAATGTACTTACCTTCTTTTCTTTCTGGCACTGTCCTATCTTCTGACTTAGACCTTGAAATAATAGTTGAAGCTCCACCTCCGCTTTGCCACTTCTTCTTAAGCTCATCTATGCCGTTATCAATTGCACTCTGCTTATAGTCCAACTTATGTTTCTCGGAATCAATAACAACCATCGAATGTCTAACAGCTCTTTCTATTTCATCTGTTGGCGCACCCTTTAGTGTCATATCCGTAATAAGGTTTGACACCACACCCATCTGCTTCTGTTTGTATGCAGAAGTAATAACCTTTGCACCATTGGCAAGCTGCTCATCTGTGTACTTATACTTCTTTGGATCAAAGTCTTTCAATCCTTCAAGAGGTTTATCATGTTTGATTCGCACTGATGAACCACGATTGTTTGCTGGTATAACCATGACAGTGTCACCATCAAAGTCTGCACCTGACAGTATACCTGCCACATGTGAGTTGATGCCAACAGCGTCCTTTGCATTACCCAATGCTTTCTTTGCTTTAGCTTGATTGTTGTTGACTGTGAGCTCTGGTATCTCGAACGTTCCTCCATGAGGGTAACGAACCAGGCAAACTTTTTCACCATTCTTATAGTTTGGAGCATAAATCTCCTTATCACTCATTGATGGGATTGGTAGTATTACTTGCATAGCCTGCCTTGGTAAGGCTGCAGCTTTCAAGTGAACCGCTGAGGCATCACAGTCATCTGCAAATGATTCCAACAATGTTTTTTTAAGAGCTGGGTTCTGCAATGACATGATTTCATTGTATTGTGTCTTCTTCTCGTCATAAGCTAAGTTGAGCTGTTTCTTGATAAGAGGCAAGTCCTGCTTAGATAAGAACTGAGATGACAAAGACTTTGCATACTCTGACCAGTCACCTTCTTCTCTAAGCTTGTTGACTGGTGACAAGCTGTAACGAGGCTCATCTTTCTTTGTAGATTTAGTAGCTTCTGAATATGACTCTCCAACCTTAATGTATTTTCCATTTGGGTCAGAATAATATCGTTGGCCGTTGGCTTTTATCAAAGCGCCAAAAGGATTATCCGGATCATCTTTAATCTTCTTAAAGACATCTTCCGGTGGTGTACCTTTCTTTTTGTTGGTGTTGAATATGATATCTACTCCGTCAGGCATCTTATCTGGCGAATACATAGCCATGCCTTTAAGGTAATGTGTTCCATTAACCATAATACGAACCTGTGCATAGTTAGAATTACCTAAAGAAATATCATCAACACCTCGTCTGATTTCGATTGTTCCATCTCTATCAATACCGCCATCTTCTGCATAGCGAATCATTACTCGCTTGCTATCGATACTTGTAGGCTGTCGAACTACATCAAAGTGCGCACCGCCATCTCTTGAATATTCGGTGACAGTGTGAATTTTATCCGGGTTGTGAATAACATCAGACCATTCTGTTCCAGGAGGCGCTAATACTTTAACAGTTGTGTATTTTCCTGGGTTGCTAACCTGAGGCACTTTTACTTCATGAGTTACATAACCTTGGTCTGTCAGCATGGTAACTGCATTCTTAAGTCTTGTTGCTGATACATTCATATCGATTTCTACACCAGAACCAATATCAATATACCCTTTATCATCAACATTCTTCTTAAGCACGTCAGCAGTTGTCTTGGTTAGGCTTGCCTTTTCTCTGGCTTTCTCATCTAACCATCCTCTAACTGATGATTCATTCTTGCCCATAATACGTCCAATTTCAGAAGTGCTGTAGCCTTTATCCTTAAGAGTTTGAGCCTGCCTGATATTGTTAGCTCGTTCCTGAGCTACAGCATTAGCTTTCAACTCTCTAAGTCTAGTTGTTGACACTCCCATGCATTGGGCTATTTCTTTTTCAGTCATGTCTTCTTTTTGAAGCTCTTTGATGTAACCCAATGTATCTTTTGATCTCTGAGGATTTTCACCAGAACCTTTACGGTATCTGCCAGAACCTGTTGGTGAACCATCATAAGGCTGTTTGGTGCCATAGTGCATTAGCTCTTGTTCCATCTCACATTTCCTCCGAAATCAAAAAGTTTGTTAACATCTTGTCATAAGCTACGATTCTATCCATAATAGGCAGAATATCGTCAGCCTCTGGTATTGTGACTGACACTTCGTTGTTCTGATAAATTCTCAGTTCAATGTCTATGCAGCCTGGTTTAAGTTTTTCCTGCAAACAATAAAGACTGGCATATGTCAGAAGCTGCTCAATATGAACAGGTGACAATCCAGTCTTTAAATCAAATATCATGAGTTTATTCTTTGAGAATTTGAGAGCGTCAGCATGACCAAATATAGGTGGCAGCTTACCACGGCTCTTAAACTCTGCTAAAGGTGTTGCAGAATATGATACTGGAACTTCCGTGTCCATACGGAATCCAATAGCATCATTTGTGTAAGTCATAAGATTCGGGAATATACGGTCAACGTAATACGCGACTACGTTTTCAGGTATTCCGTGAATCAGCAGATGCTTACGTACTTCCTTCTTGTCAGACTTTAGTATCTTAATACGATATCTAATTGCATTCTCTGCATACTCGTGAATTAAAGTCCCGACTTCCTGAGCGTATCCAGAACATATCATTCTGAAAATATCATCAGGTGTCAGATTCTTTGTTGCCCAACGAGTTGCCTGACTTGGTGGAAGTTTGGCATGCTTACCTTTTAGCATGTCCGAATACATCATCAAGCTCATCTAATATCTCCTCCTTATTCTCTGGATAGATAAATCTTGCGAAAGACATATCGTTCCATTTGTTCACATAATAATCTTGATTTGGTCTATGACTTGCTTTGCTCGATTGCTTGCACTCAAGAGCAGCCCACTTGTCGTTATGAAGAATTAAAAGGTCCGGGGTACCTTGTCTATACCCTGCATCATTCTTCATAACAACGCATCCGTCATATCTGGATTTTATTTCTTTAATCAGATATGACTGAAATTTGCTTTCTAACATAATTAACTCCTTTCGTGCGCGCGTAAAAAAATAAGAGCAACCAATTATGGTCACCCTCTCACTATAATCTATGTTTTTTACGCGATTGTGGTTCCGTTTTTATACCCACAAAAATATAAGAGCAACTGCAATATACGGTCGCCCTCTCACTATAATCTATGTTTTTTACGCGATTGTGGTTCCGTTTTTTGGCGGCTCAAATTTAACAGGATTCTCAAAACGGAATCTAAATACATCAGTTGAAACATGTAGAATATTTGCAAATCGAGAAATTGTATAGAAGTTAGGAATGCGTACACCATTAATATATTCACTGATTTGTTTTTGCGAAACTCCAGACGCAATTGCTAACCGGTGTTGTGTCATGGCGTGCATGTACATATACTTTTGTAACTTGTGTCCAAAATACTCGTTCATCTTCTCTTTACTCATTGGAAGCTTGCCTATCTTGAACCATGTTTCCTCCATGTAATAAAATATTTCATAAGTGTCATTATAGAATTGAAACGTAATGGACGCTTCTTGCCAATTTAAAGAATATGCTTTTATTCGTGAAATATATTCATCATCGCAGTAGCATATGAGTCTGCGCCAAATATCTTCGTCCATCTGTTTTACCTCCTTAAAAATATGCTTGTGGACGTTTGCCCACTTTTAAAGCCCATTTTATTTCTATATAGGTAAAATATTACATATATATAATATTTTTCAATTTTTTTGTCCGATTAAAGAAATAAAGTGGGCAAATGGCCACAACACCCCTCAAACCCGCATAAATACTGGGTTTCTTTGTGGCCACTTTGGTGTTTAAAAGTGGGCAGAAGGTGGGCAAAGTGGCCAAAAAGTGTCCAAAATGGTCATTTTTCAACTTTTCAATTTACACTTGTGGCCACCAAAGTGGGCAAATGGCCACTTTTAAAAACGCTAATTTTTAGTAAAAATGGCCAAAAATGTCCACAAAAATCACTCAACAACAGGCATCAAAAATGGTTTCCCGCACAACTTTTTGATACGTAAATCACCAGCAATAAGGTCATTTTTGTTAACGCATCTGACGTAATCTCCGCCATTTCCATGGACCAAAATCCTAAAATATCGAGGGTATTCCCCTATGAAATAGCCCTTAAATTTCTGGCTTTCGACGTCAATTTTACTGCCTCCTGGGTACTGTTTTCCGCATGAAACAGCCACTAAATCGCCAATTTTACAAGTCTCAGTGACCCTTTTTACTGCCAAATATGCATTCAAAATAGCATCATTTCGCTTCTCAGCAACCGAAGATGACCAACCATCCTCAGCTTTTCCAGACTCATATACGTTAGTTTTACCTTTTCTGCCCATTTATTTGTCCTCCTTTTCGCAGATATCATTAATTTTCTGTCCATATTTGTACATGTCATACACTTTTGGCTCATAATATAGCTCTGCACCACATAATGGGCACTTATTTCCTGGCTCATCCAGCCCAACTTCTCTGCCACAAAGCTCACAATACCCCCTAATTTTGCCATTTACCTTCAAATAAGGCCCTGTAATATCACTTTTCATCATCAAATTTCCTCCTTAGAAACTTGCCAATTTTGTTACCAGCTGTAATAAATAGCCACATAATTAGTCCAATAACGCCTGCAATAATAAGCAAAGGCCATAATAATACTGTAAACATGAACAGGTGTTCGCCAACCTCGTCCAAAAATGCATTCAAAACACTTTCAATCATCAACCCAATTGCTACATATAATATAAAAAGCACTGCCAAAATCATAATTTCCTCCATTTCTTAGTAAAAAATCACAAAAAAAAGAGCCCTTGTTAGGACTCCTCTAATTTCTTGAATTGTGCTTTCTTTCTGATTTTTTCAAAATCTTGGTCGGTAAAACCTGCGTATTCTCTTAAGAATTCTTCAAGCCATAAACCGAACTCAATATCACTCTGATGCTGAGCGTCAAGCTTTTTTAATAGTTCATCGCATAATCCGTCAGTTACTTTCAATTCTTCTAATACGTCTTTGTTGTCTACATACCATAATCTTCCAAAAATCTTAAACATATCTATCACTCTCCTTTCACTATAGGCCATGTTTCCTACGCGATTTCTATTTCTTCAAACACTTTGACATTTCTTCAAAAATATCTTTAGCAGGACCGTTATCACAACTCTTGCTCATTTCACCCATGCACTTGACAATTGCGGTCATCTCAATAGCCTTGCAAATCCTTCCAACAAGTCCGCTTAAGCATAAATACACCAAAATCACAACGATTGCTATGTTTAATACATCCTGAAAACTCATTTTTGCACCTCTTTCTTCCTTATTATAATAGCTTTATACCGGACAATTTTGATAAGTTATCAAATACGTCCCATGACTCTTCATTCATTTCTCTGTTTGATTCAGCCTGCGCCTTCTCTTTCGCCTTAGCAATTTTCGCTAATGACTTAGAAATGCTATTCAAGCTCTTATCAATACTGGCCATATGCTTCTCCATACGCTTCTCAAATTCGTTTGCCATATAAATCAATCCTCCATAAATCCTAAAATAAAATAAAAACTAACAGTCAATATCCACCAATCTGGGTTATATGCATGCAAATGCAATAGCCCGCGCAATGTATTAACAAATATTATCCCGGCAATAAATCGCATCGTTCTAATCATAGAGCTATACCTCATCATTCATAATCATTACATCCACAGTTGCATCCATCGCTTCATTAATTAATATTTCTATCACCCCGCATTCGAGATATTTATCCGATACTGCATCTTGAAACCCTTGAAATATAAGTGCTATTTCATCATTATTCACATTAATGAGTCTGACATCATTGTCAATGTAGTATAATACGTCTTTTAATTTAGTCATCTGTTTTCTCCTTTGTGCTATTTTTCTTTATCATTCCGCGCTCATAAGCAACAAATAAAGTAGCTAATGCATGCAATGTCCTATATTGAAACCCAGCCCCCCCCCACGTGGCGGAGTATAAATTAATGTTTTGTCATTCACAATTGCATCATAAGCTGCACGAGTAAACTTTATCTGAATTCCAGATAATTGCCAGCCGCAAATATCTTGCACAAAATCTATAATATCCATCACTTACTCGTCTCCAAATTTCCAACAAACTCAACAGTTTCCGTTCGTAAGCAAACCCAATATCGCTTACCTTCAAAGTCTACATAATCACCGTCGTAGTTGTAATCCTTATCTGGCTGTGATGCATAAGACATTATTCTGATTTTTGTTGTATTGTTCATGAATTATTCTCCTTTCCATATACTGACACATTTTCCAAGCGCAGTAGCGTATGCTTTTTCGTATAATGTACCGTCCCCCAAAGTTCCATCTTCATGCGGGACAGCTACAATTTTCTTACATTTATCAATGTTTTTAAAACATTCGAATATAATTTTTTCTTTTACTTTGTCAGGCTGCGGTCTAACTATAGCCACTGAATAACCTAAACTGAGATAATGCAAAGCTGCTTTTTGAATCTCATCAAATCGGGACAGAGTTCCTATAATATAAATATCATACATATTACTCTCCTTTCTGAAAAAAAAGAAAAGACCCAATGTATTTCTACACTAAGTCTTTCATTAACATTAATACACATATTTCCTGATTCTTTCAATTTCTCTACAAATAAAAGAATATACTATATAATTGCAATTTGGTGTGCCATCTAGCAATTTTGGAAAATCTTTATTTACCTGCTTAACTATAATTCTGCCATTGTATTTTGAATTTTCAGTAAGTCTGTCAACTCCTATCGCTACAACATTAGCTGCATCTACGACATCTAAATGATCAGACATAAAATTTCCAATCTCTTCTGGCAATTTAGTTAATTCATTAAATAAAATTTTCGCCGTTTTTGAATCACACCCAGTCACTTTCATAATACCTTCTATTGTTTTCATAATATATGACCTCCTTAAATATGCATTGTATTGTGTCATTAAAGGCCATGTTTTCTACGCGATTTATTTAAGTTTCTTTAAGCTATCAAGTACCTCCATACTATGCGCAATTGCATCTTTTAATTCATCATGCGTCGCACCCGATAAAGCTAAATCAGCAATTCCACTTGACAATTCATCAATCTTAGCATCTCTTTCTAATTCATTCATCTGTTTTCTCCTTATTCTTTTTCTTTTCTCCATAGCTGCAAAAGTCATCTAAAAATATGCCCTTGCCCCATATAGTGCACCAATATCCGCTAGACCTGAATCTGCAGTCCCAGCAATGACATTTAGCTTTAGGCACTGCTGCAGGTGGAATATGACGACGAATCTTATGAGTTAACTTAAGTATCAAATCCACCATCAACCATCCTGCAATCCCAATCAGCATGATTAAAAATATCATGTCTAAAACATAATGTACGCTCATTACTCTTTATCTCCTTTCAAATAATCAATCTCAAACTGTATGAACTGCTGAGCCTTCTTCAAATCCTGAATAATATCATCCTTATGTCCAGCCCTTGAAATATATTTAACTGCCGAACCCAGATTAAAATTTAAGCCCCAGCTTCGAATAACATCTTTCGGCTCAGGGCTTAGTCTTTTATAGTGTTCTGGCGATATAGGATTTGGGTCAACACGTATTTTATCGGAAATATTGTAATCAGGAACCTTTACAACGTCATCAGCATTAAAACAGTCCACATTTTTTACTCTTTCCATAATACGAAACTCATTATCGGCTAATGATAAATTACTGCATATAGTTACACGCGGTATTCGTGCTATCTCTTTTGATGGCATATTTTGTATGAAATCATTTATTTTTTTGCCTACTTCCAAGCAGTAATGTTTATCTGGGTCGACTAAATTACAGCGTTTTTGTATAATAGTGATAAAATAGTCTGCCAATTCATTATAATTCCATACTTTTAGTTCACTTAATATTGCATCTGTGAATATGCACTCCCATTTATATTGTTTATCTCTCATCTATTTCTCCTCCTAACAATCTATAAGACTTTTTCGTACTTGGTCTATGATGCGCCGACTAATTATTTCTGATGGTACCAATTCAATTTCGGAAGAACTAATACGTATGCTCACTGCCATATTTGTTTCGAGATTTCGGGACTTAATAACAAAAGCACTCAGAAATGGCTCATAACATACGTTAAATTCAATAGGATATTCAGCACACAATTTTAAAAGTTCTATCATTTATATTCCTCCTGCTAATAAATAACTTCCAAAGCAAATAAGTAAAAATATTGCTTCTGAAACTAAAGAGTGTATTATATTTTCTTTTACAGTAAAATCTGTAGCGCCCAAAACAAACCAACAAAATATGTTTATTGCAGTGCATGTTAATATATATCCAATCATCTATTTCTCCTTTACGTCATAAACACGGCGTAATGCTACTTTTGTAATTTTTCCATCTTTTTGAACAATTGCATAATCCCCGCTCCAAAATCCAGTTCCAATCTGCAATAATTCATAAGTATCAGTATTTAATTTACATGCTTTACAATCAGGAATTACGTCTGACATGTCAGATATGTCTAAACATTGAGAGCAAATCGAACGATCAGGCGTTACTTTGCATACTTTCATACTGTCACCTCCATTTTCCTTAACAAAATGAAAGAAAGAATCATAGAATTTCTGGCCAGTATTATTGCAGCTGTTGGATTTGGTCTTACACTAATTGCTATATTTTGTATGTTTTGGGGCGTAATTTCATTATTTGTATGGCTTGTGTTGCCTCTATTTAATATTACAAGAAATATTATGACAGCTGCTATTATAGGGCTAGCATTTACATTATTATATGTTGTTATGCAACGATAAGAATGAAAAGGTAAAATCGCGGTAAATACATGGCCTTTAGTGAAAGGAGAGTGATACCATGTTTAAAAAATATTTAAGAAAGAAGCAATACGCAAAGATAAAAACACATATCGAAAACAAGATATCATTGATTCAGGAATTAATAGATCTCATTCCTGATGATAAAGCAGATGGATATGAAGATATGGCTAAAAATTGTTATATTGCTCAAAAAATATCATTAAAAGAAGTATTGCGATTTATTGAAAACGAGGAGAGTTGGTCTTAGGACTAGCTCTTTCTTTTTCATTTCTCCTCCTTAACCCAAGTCTCTCTAACCGGGTAAATATACTTACTTTCCCAATCCGGGCAAAGAGTATGCACGCAAGGCTTTTTATTGCCAAGCATACATTTTCCTCTCCACCAGAATCGACATGCTTTAGAGTTAATCATAATTCTATAGCTAAGCCCGCATTTTTGCATACTTCCTCATAATTGTCTATTACACAATCTGCTGGAACATGATACGATTTAATGCTATACTTATATGCAGTCATTCTTTCAATATAGCAACCAACCCAATCGAAATCATCATCAATTCCAATGAAAATGTCTGCTTCTGATAGCTTTTCAAGTGATTTACCAAGATACCATACTGGTTGATTATTATTCTTTGGTGGATTATCTTCAACATAGCTATCAATAAGCTCTAACTCTTCACCTTCATAAATCTCAGCAATTTTCTTCATCTTTTGAATACTAGCTTTGATTTCTTCCTCTGTTCTACCTTTCATAGGTACACTTACAAATAATTTTTTCATAATATTTTCCTTTCTGTTAATCATTCCAGTCATCGCAATCGTATTTATAAGAATATGGTTTTCCGTCACCAACAATGATACTATCTAAACAATTAAGATTCATCAGTTTACTTAATTTGTGTATAATATTAAATGTATCATCATCCGTTTGTGACGGATATGTACTCCCTGATGGGTGGTTATGTACAATTATAAAACTGCTTGCTCCGGTCAATAAGACTCTTTGAAATATAGAAACCGGACTGCAATTAGCATCAGTCATACTACCATGCGATACTTCAAACACTGCATTTGGTACTAATTTAGTGTTTAAACATATCAGCCAAAGATGCTCCTCGACAAGATTTTTAGCATCATATACTGCATCCATGAATTTGTCTACGATTCCTGGACATGTTAATCCTTTATATTTTAAGCTTGGAAAGTCTTTTGACTTGATTTTCTTAAGCTTAATTACAGTTTCATCCTTTATAATGTCGTAAAAATATACTCTCATAGGCTATTAAGCTCCTTTCAGTAGTCAATATTTTTTCGCGAAATATAAAAGAAAAAGACCCAGCGTTATTGCTGAGTCCCTCTTTCAATAAGTGTAATATTTAAACCGTTTATTTTGTTTAAACGCTATTTTTACTCGGATAGCCTGGATTAATCCAGTAGCATGAAATTCTAGTCGATATATTTTATTATCTTCTAGAAAATCAATACCCTCTCCTATTTTTTTCCAGTCTCTTCCGTACTTAGTCGCTTTAACAATATATTCTTTTGCCATAATTATCACTCCTTTCATTATAGGAGATGTTATTTACGCGGACAAAATCAACTCAGAATATGGAAGTTCCTCAATCCACTTACAGAATTTTCGCCATTCATCTAGCTTACTATGATATTTCTGAGAATTATAAATATTTGCCAAAACCTCATAATTCATCATAACATTGCGTGTCTGGTTATAGCTGCTAGGGAGAAGCTGAGTCATCTGCCACCAAAATATTTTATTTTTAGTTTCAAGATATAAAGCTCTTGCGTTATTAAGAATTTCTATGATGTCTTCTAAAATTTTCTTATACTCAAATATACTTGTGATATTAGAGGCATACGGAATAGATACATCAAATGCATTTTTCAAATGCTCACAGCTAAAATCATCCAGCGTAAACTCTTTCTCCTGAATTTTATGCATAGTCATATCGTTGCAGCTATTGGAAACAGTACCAACCTTGTAAGTATCAAACTCCTCCCACCAATATAAAGGAGCAGTAATTCTCACATACACTGGCATCATTCTCATAAATTTTCTATGATCTGTACCAGACTTAGACAATTTTTGCATAAGGGTGTAATCATTTTTGCCTAATACGTACCTTGGAGTATTACCACACCAATAAGGGCTAAAGTTGCAGGTTTTCCAGCATAAACCCTGTTTGCATCCTTCTCTTGAGTCTTTTTTCTCCCATGAGTTCATAGGATTACGCATACCCTCAATAATAAAATCCATCTGCTCCGGACTCGCCAGAACTACGTGTTCTAATTTAATCATTTCTTCTTCGCAACCTCCTCTTTTAGCCAAATTCTGACTCTGCCGTTGTAAGTGTCGATTTTCTTAACTTCTCTATCTAAGAAATCTTTTGAAAAATGTTTCCACGCATCATATTTGTAATTAATTGTAATCACAGGATATATATTCTCTATAATAGCCACGTCACAGCATGCAGTTAATAATAGATCTTCCAGTTTAATCATCTTGCAGCCTCCAATTCTCCAAAATATACTATCATAGGCTATTAAACTCCTTTCCATATTTTCTGAACCACTCATGAAACTCTTTAACGCACTCTGGGCATAAGTCATAATAACTAGAATTGTAAGTATCTACATATTTGACCGATATAGCAGCAATCGCGCAATTATCGTCCGGTCTTTCATAAAACTTATTGCATCTGTCGCATTTACACGCCCTACTCATTATTTGTTCTCCTCTTTCTCTGAAATAACCTTTGAAATATAGTCATTAAAGTTTGAGCCAGATGTATTGGTACCCCAAACCTTCTTAGCTAAGCACATAAGCAGACCAACTTCTTTTGAATATGTATCTCCATCCTGACAGCGTACAATTGTTTTACTGTCATCTGCCCAAATAACAATAGTACATGGACCTGAATATATAACCTTCTTAACTTCTAATGATTTTCTTGACATATTATTTTCCTCCAAATTAAATAATCCTCCAAATGCTTCTTTGAATCTTTTTTCAAAATTTGCCAAACCGCTGGCAATATATGATGATAATTCATTAGCAGAATAAACATCAAACTGCTTTGGTTTAAAGAACTGATCATATCGCATTGTTACTCGTTTCTGCTGCAACTGCATTTCACGCGGTTTCATCCATTTATCATGCACATATGTCATTCCATCACATACAATACAATCAGGCACCTCTCCAGACTTGAAGGATAACTTTACCATAATTGATGCTCCTGCCAATACTCTAAGGTTTCTTGCATCTGGATATCCAGCATTTGCAA